CTTTCCGCTTTGCGCTCACTTACTGCCCACGTATCTTGCTCGTGAACAACGTGCTCACATTCAAGCAGACCATCATCATTGAAGGTTCGCTGAATCAGCCGAACGTGATACTTCTTCTTCTCCTTCTTCATAGCTCACCCCCAACAAATCGCAGATGATTCTTGCCGAATCTTTCGGAGCGCAAAACATGAACTTGACGTTGTAACGCTCCGTCATGGTCTGCATTGCTTTCGATAGCCTGTCACCCTGTATCGGCTTTCGCGTGCCGTGCCTTGGACATTTCCTACCGTCGTAAGGATTGCAGCCCGTCTTTTTGCGCGTGCCACACTTGACGCAATGGTCGTTCATCCACTTCTTTACACCGTCCACGTCGGTTATGCCGTCGTGGTTCTCGGTCAATATGATTAGCCGATAACCAGCTTCACGTGCTCGCAGGCATTCACGTTTGAATCGGTCGTGGTTCTTGCCGTTGATGTTCTGGGCGATTTCAGCAATGTTTCGCTTCGTGTCAATGCTGATGTTTGACCCGTCCGTCATGTAATCGCCGAAGTCTAGCTTTATACGAACAGTGGGCACCCTGTGAGATGCCCACCATTCGTTTTTGATTATGTGCTTGCCTGCTTGCTGCCGCGTATCGACCTTAATGATCGTGCCCATGATTAAAACGGCACGTCACTATATACATCATCGGACGCCGCGCCGCTTTGCGCTTCCGTAGTAGTGGACGTTTGAGCGCCGTCGAGCTTCTTCAAAGGCGGCACCTTGAATCGTCCGTTGTGAATGTCATCGACCGATTTCAGGCGGGGGAACCCGAAGCGCGTTTTCACGCTTCCATCGTTCGCGAGATATTCCTCTTCTCCGAGGACAAGTCCAACGCGCTTACCGATAAACATGTCGTACATGTCAGCTGTGAACGCAGCCATCGCGTCGAATCCTGGATTGCTCTCTTCGATGCATTTAATGCTACCCTTGAAAGCGCCCATGTTCTTCCATGACAAGTAAATCTGATGACCATAATCTTTATCGGGGCCAGCCCAGTATTCGTCGGAATACTTGCCTGCAAAATCGCCCTCGTCAATGTCATAGATGAGCTTGATATATTGCTTTTCTTCGGGATAGTCGATGACGCGCCCGTAATCCTCGCCCTTGACGCGCACGGCCTGGATACGCACGACGTAGCCGCCTGCTGGCATCCGTTGATAATCACTACCAGTGGACGCTTCCGCTTCGTTGTAGGCGTTCATGTCGAAATTCTTAGGCATTGTTAGTCCTTCCTCGTTTGGTCTGCCTTGTTGCTGCTAATTGGCTTCATGTCCCAGTAGTCGCGAATCGCCGTGTCCACTAGCTTCAAATCATTGTCGATTTTCGCGTCAGTAAACATGTCGATTGGCGTCTTAACTGGTGTCATGCCATCGCTTTGAGTTATGAAATGGAATCCGCTATCGTCGCGATCAGCTAGAAGCACTATCGGAAACATGCCCTCGATGGTCAGTTGGTTGTCGAGCATCTTGCCAATGGTTTTTGCTTTCATGCGTCCAGCTTCGTCATAATCTGGATGCATCAGGAAATAAACGATTGTGTCATCGTTCGTGTCGTTCGCAGCTTCTAATAGCTGTTCGAAGTTAACAGCCATGTCTACGAATTTTCCGTAGCCAGTTTGTTTTGCTAATCGGAAATTCTGGAATGCCATTAAATAGTTAGCATCATCAATTACGTAAGCTTGAAGAGTGTTCTTCGTTAATGATTGATGTATTTGGTTGTATGTCGCTTTATCAAGCTTCGTTAGCTTTTTTTTGAACGGCAGCGGTTTACCAGCAACATTGAAAATACCAATCTCACCTTCATTAAAGTTTCTAAGGCTAGTTGATTTTCCTGCGCCGCTATGACCGAGAATCAAACATGTCACACCCATGATTTACTCCTATTCGACGGTTTAAGTAGGTAGCCACAGCAAGTTTTGCGGTTTCCTTTAACAGCTTGTGAAACCATTGCCTTGCAAACACCAAGCATTTCAGCAGCGGCTTTATGACTTGCAAAAGTCGCAATGTATTCGCCGTCGATTGTGAATACATCTATTTGCTTATACTTTTTGCGTTTGCTGTATTCGCTGTTGTATTGCGGAGTACACCATTCGAGATTTTCAACAGCATTATTCTGCTTGTCTTCATCGATATGATTCACGTATGGAAGACAATCAGGATTCGGAATGAAAGCTTCTGCAACTATCCTATGAACCGTTTTCGTTTGTGACTTATTGCTGTCATAGAGATTCACAAACAAATAGCCAGTCTTTTTATTCAGCTTTGGCTTAAGTTTTCGATAGTGGTCTGTTTTACGGCATCTAATCTCACCGTATTGATTAACTTCATATGAGCCGTTGAAACCTTTAATTGGTTTCCATTCGTTCTTAGCCAATTATTCACCCCTCAATTCTTCTCCAAGATTTGCCTCGAACCGCTCAACGAAATCGCGCCACATGTCCACTTCGCCGAATATCTCAGCGTCGCGAAAGAGCGTTTCGAACGCTATTGCAGCGCCGAGGTAGTACGCATGCGCAATGCCGCTCTTCTCGTTGGCGATTTGGCGCGTCATCTTGAGCAGCCCGTTAACGTCGTTATGCTCGAAGATGAATTGCGCGTCATATGTGCGCTGTGGACGGTATTTACAAAGCGTCATCGTCAACACCGCTTTTCAATTCGTCCCAATCGATATGCCAACCGCACGACGGGCAATAGTTCCAGTCGGCTTCGAGCGTCGTATAGCACCGTGGACATTCAGGCGGGTCTGGCTCGTTGAAGTAATCGTGTGTTCCGTCCACGCCTAGTGGGTAGTTGCTGTTGCCGTTCATGCGTCCACCTCCACATGCTCGAACCACTCGTCGCCGTCGAACCAGTAGAACGTCCAATTGCCGTCTTTATCTTGAATCGACGCATGGCCTACAAGTGTTTCGCCCTCGCTGAATCCGAGTTGAACTGATGAAAGCCCATCGAGCCTTGCCGCTCTGATTAATCGATCAATCGCCCATTGCGTGCGTGGCGGGATGCTCTTCTTGACCATCACCACACCCCAGCGCATTTAAAAGCCGACATGATCGCGGGAATCCCCACGAGGGCAACGGCAAAGGCTGTACCTACGAGGATGTCGCGTGCTATTATTAGAGCGCCCGGGCGAATGGGCTTAGTTGGCGTGGTATAGCTGCAACTATGCCGCGCCGCTTTCGTTTTCGTGGTCATGATTAAACCTCTGGGGGAATCGTTACAAGCTTGTTGTGTAGTCCTGCGTTGTAGTTGTTCATCAGAATCGTGTAGCAGCAGTAAGACCTGGTGAAAGTCTTGCTATCCATCTGCTTGTAAAACGCCAATGTCTTGCGAATGATTTCATTCGGGTCAACCAGCGAAAGCTTGCTGACAAATCGTGATTGATTGTATTCATCGCCGTGATTCTTCAAGAACAGCTGAATACCTTCAATGATTCGACTGTCAACGCCTGCTGGGTCGGTAGGCCATGTAGCCTTGGTTAGTTTGAGAATTTGCTCAAGTGTCTTTTCGCCGTCCTTCTTGTTGAAGATTGCCCACGAAAGACTTAGTGCTCTTAGCGATGCGCTCGTGTTGCCGCCGACGATGTAACCGCACGATTCAACGATATCGCGGAACTTCAACGCTGTTGAATCCTTGGATTCAATAAGTCCTTTTAGCTTGTCAGTAAATGAAAGCGACTTAGAAGATGTATTGAGCCTGTAGTAAAGCTCCGCTTCTTCCTCGTATGTCATTCCAGTACGAACGTCGCAGTAAATGAGCGTGTTGGGGTCGCAATCGTTCAGTTCGTAGATAGCCTGTGATTGGTGTTGATGGTCGATAATCCAATAGTTCTTATCGCGAAGTGACACGATAGCTGGTTGAACCATGTCCTCGTGGAAGTCGCGCTTTATCTTGTTGACATGAGCACGCTTAATGCCGCGATTGTAACCAGCTTTTCCGAGCTGGCTAAATGGTATCCACTTGTACATTTATTTCTCCTTCTAAATAAGTTGGACAGCTTCAATTAGTTTTTTCGCCGCTTCTTCGAGTCGCTTTTTGTCGGCATCTGGGAGACCAACGCCCATACCCTCATTGATTTCAACGCTTTCGCGCCACGTCTTTTGCAGGTCTTTTGCGCTTGCCATCAGCTCTGTTTTGAGAGACTCGACGGTATAGACGGGGTTGTTGTTCAATAGAGCTTTGTCGGGATTGCTGTATTGGCTGTTTGCGCTGCGTTTCCACCTACATTTCTTGTGGATGGTTGGTTCATAGTCGTATGAATCTCCAGCATCAATCGGCTCGCCGCAATAACAGCAGATACGCCTACCATCATCAGTGAGTTGTGGTTGCTTGCGTTTTTGCGGTTTCTTCTCGTCGGTTACTTTGCGATATGCTTCACGCGCTGTAACCTCGCCGCTTCGCACTTTCTCGTATAGCTCAGGGTCTTTGCGTTTAACGCCTAAAACACGCTTGACGGTCGCTTCGCTTACGCCTACTTGTTTAGCAATGATTTCGTTGGTAGTGCCTTTTTCGCTTACAGTACCTTCGGGTCCGTGGACCCTAAGGTCTATCTTCTTTCCTGCAAACTTGCGTAAACGCGCCTTTTCTCTGATTTCAGCTTCGTTTCGTTCAATACCAAGCGCCGCTTTCTGTCCTGGTTCAAGATTGCGCCGTCCTAGCTGGTTCTCGCATATCCAGATTTTCGCGGCATCGCGTGATTCGAACGCTCGCTCAACGTGTGGACAATCAATCCCGTGCTTCTGGCAGATGTTGTAACGGTTGTGACCGTCGATGATCGTGTCATTCCACGTGATGATTGGTTCACGCACGCCCTCTGTCAGTATCGACTTTTCAAGCCGCCTATACTCGTCATCAGTCAATGGAGGAATAAGCGATTGAAACTCTTTATCAATCTTTGTCACGCTTTCACCTCCTGCTTAGCAATCAGATATGGCGCTATACCGTCGCGCTGAATTAGTCGTTTCGTGCCGATGCGCAGATGCGGTGGCGGGTCTGACGAATTGAGCCAATCGCGCCAATTCTTAGAGCCGATGCCCGATATTTCAGCGGCTTCATCGGCTGATACGTATAGCGGATATGCCATCTATCCACTTCCTTAAAGTCGTATCTGTCACTGCTTCCAAGCATCCACATACACGCCCACTAGCCGCCCTTGCCTTACGCATGTAAACGATTCAGCATGGAATGAGGGAAGGATTATCGCTGACAGCGCCCGAGGACGGCACACGCTAAGAAAGGAGGCGTAGCGTGCCGTGCAGTGGACGTGTGCATGGATGCTCGGAATAATCCACCGTTGCTCCCGCTACTTACTTGCCGCTCGTGCGCCATGCGTTAGGTTGTCTCTCCCCGTGGTCGCGTCATCGCGTTGGGTGTACTCGGGAACGGTGGTGATTCGTGTTTCAAGGCGGCTGCATACGCGGACTTGGCGCGTTGGTCGTAATGACCTCGGTAGCTTCCATCTCGTGTGCGCCCGTCCACCACTAGTGGACAACAACGGCGCTTTTCGCAATGCCCAATGCGCGACCTTTTAGCGTCATGTCGTGGACGTTCCCTTGATGATGCGGATGAATCCTAGGCGCTCGTGCTCACGTAGTGCGCAAGCTCGTTTGGTGACATGCCTGTCATATCGGAGATACGCAGGATTTCAGACCATGACCAGTCGTGCTTACCAGCGCGTTTCCACCGCAAAGTGTTAGGCGAAATATTCAATTTCTCAGCCATTTGCAACTGCGTGATGTTTTCTGCGCTCATGTAGTCAGCAATAGCCGCATCAATCGCACGAATAACGCTTTTATCAGCCATTTCTTCTCACCTCCCCGTTTGCTCAAAATATTGAACTGGTAACAGTTTACTCAAAATTTTGAGCAATACAAGTGTGAAACAAAATACTGTGATAAAAATATTGAGCAGACGAAAGGAGCGCATATGTGCAAGCTCGAAACCCTCGCCGCTTGAATCCAGTACGCGATGGACAAACGCGGGATGACGCAGGCTGACCTTGCACGCGCAACTGGCATGCAAACGTCAAAAATCTCTTACATCGTGAACGGAAAGACTAAAGACCCGCAATTCATGACGGTCTTGAAAATCGCAAGCGCATTAAACGTTTCGCTCGACTTCTTGGCTGGAAAATAGCCATGTCCATCACCGCCCGACAACTCAAAGACGGCACAACCGTTTACGACGTGCGATGCTACATGGGCTTCAAAGCAGACGGCACACGTGACCGCCGATGCATAACGGTCAAGACCAAACGCGCCGCACAGCTCGAAGAATCCAAGATGATAGCCGAACGCGACGCCATGCGCGGCCGCTCGGGAAAGATGACGCTATCACAGTACATCGACCATCATTATTGGCCCGTCGCACGTGGCAGGTTGGCGGCAACGTCGCTTGACACATACATCATCGAGATAGACAAGCGCATAAAGCCGAACCTCGGCAACGTGGACATACGCGATATCGACCGCAAGATGATACAGCGCATGGTGGACAAGATACCGACACGATCAGTTGCGCGTAAGACCATAGGCACGCTGAAAACGATACTGAACGAAGCGAAGGGCGATGGACTCATCATCTCGAACCCGGCAACGGCTAAATTCTCGATGCCGCCAGACGGACGGAAACGCGATAACGGCCTTGTTCTGACCACGTTCGACCAAATAGACGATTTCGCCGCTATCGTGGCTCAGAGAGCGTCACAGAGCGTCCAGCGCGTGGTTATGCTCGGCGTGTACCAGGGGTTGCGCCCAGAAGAACGCTACGCCCTCAATTGGGAGGATTTCGACCTCGAAGCACAGACGATAACGATAAAAGAAGCGTATGTGATGGCATCAAAGGCGCATGGCGGCACACAGCTTAAAGAGACTAAGACTGACTTGTCCACACGCACGATACCGATGCATCCCAATTTCCACCGATGGCTAGTGGACGTGCCACGCACAGATGGCGCGTTCGTCAAAGGCGTCCACGGTCGGCGGCTCTCCCCGTCCACGTCACGCAAGCAGTGGACACGGTTTCTCGCCGACAATCCAGACGTGCCGCCGATAACGCTAGAGAACATGAGACACAGCTTCGCCACGGCATACCTCGCCGCTGGTGGACGTATCGAGGTGCTGTCTAAAATCCTCGGGCATAGCAACATCCAGACCACCATTAATCGGTACTTCCGGCCATCGGTGGACACCCTGCGAGATGACATTTTCATTGGCTAATTATTGGCTATCGCATTGGCTAATCATTGGTTATTCCCAGGTCAAGTTATAACAAGATATAACAAGATATGTGAAAGTTAACCAATGACGAACGAGAACAAAAACAGCTTTTCATCAGGCTTTTTACGTTAATGAGAAATGGTGGAGCCGCGGAGAATCGAACTCTAGAAACTAAGCGTCTCATCAGGCTTTTTCCAATGCCATTGGCTAGATTTTGGCTACAAAAAAACGCCCCCGCCCACAACGGGGCAGGGGCATCATCTTAGAAAACTGGCTCAACAATAAAACTAGCCGCCATACCAACGGCAGCTAGCACGAGCACGACTATAAGCAGAGCGGTATCACCGCGCATTAGCCGAGCTTCTTAATAATAGCGTCGAGCTTCTTTTCAAGTGCGACGGTCTTGTCATACGCCTTTTTCGCGTAGTCGCGGCCATCGCGCATGTTCTGGTATGCGTCGTATTTTTCCAAACCTGGGTTACGGTAAGACCAAACATCCGCTGCGCTAGTCATATCGTCATCATCCTCTCCGTCATCGAATACACGCCTAACCATCCACGTTATGCAACCGTAAGCTTCCATCCACGCCTGCGCCCACTTCTCCTGTGGCCCCATGCCGCCTGGATGCCCAATCATGGTGCCGCCGCCGCAGTAAAGCTCGATATGGCATAGATACTGGTCAAACGTGTAATTGTTCCAATACGTAGCGGTCATCAGGATTAAATCGCCTGGTCGCAAATCGTCCCACGGGATATCTGACGGATAATGACCACGCGCCACCTCGTATCCGGCGCTGGATTCATCGCCCGTCCACGTGCCGATATCCTCGCCGAATTGCAGATAGCACCAACGGGCGAAACCAGAACAGTCGGTGCCGCCCGATTCCTCGGGATTCATCCGCGCCCATGCATCGTTGGTGTAGTACCATTGACCAGCTTTCGAACGGGCAAGCGCGATTAAGTCTTTACCCTTGCTCATAATGCTCTTCCGCCTTTTCTAGCGAATCCTGGATGGGAATCTGCGCATCTTCCATCTCGTGAGATTGCTCAATCTCAGTGTTGTAAAGCTCCATCTCATCGTTGCAGTCCATCGGTATCCTCCTTGCCAATCGCCGCCATAATCGGGCTGAGAACAGCCATAACCAGCGCCACGACGAACGCCCTCATGGACGGGTCGAGAATCACGTAACCAAAAAGCAAGTCGAGATTCGCCACGATCACGCCAAGCACGCCCTGGACGATGGTTCGCACGAGACGCCATTGCCACTCGTTACTTGTGAAAAAATCTGACATGTTATCACCTCCCTCCGTGCTTTTCGAGGTATTCGTCCACATCGCCGCCAACGAGGTCATCCATATACTTCTTCTTTTGATGGTTGCCACGGTTTGAGCGGTATATCGTGTAAGCGTCTAACTTTTCATCAACGGAAAAATGCACGTCGTAGATAGCCATTCGACATGTCATGAGGATGTTCTGAGTCATGATTTCC